TTATTCACTACGATTTTCATCTATATATTCTCCCTTTGGTGCCGTGTGACCGACACCCTGTATAGGCTTAATATTCAAATCACGATATCTTATCCCATGTTCAATGGGGCTGCCTAATTCTTCATGTTCATCATCACATTCCCGACAGCAAGCAAACTCCCCATCGTATAACCTCCCTGTAAGTATTTCTCTAGCTTCGCTTATCGGCTTTCCGCAGTTGGCACATCTGGACTTACCATCTTGTTTAATAGCCGATATCGGCCACACATTCATATCTATCATCCTTCCAACGTTCCTGGGTTAGCGTATTGTATTGGTGGTTACTCCCTACCTCATCCACGTAAAACCGCTCTATGTAGCGTTTGAAGTGTATTACCCCACTGTGCTTATCGCTCATTATAGGTATATAGGGTAAGAGGCTGTTATGCCTCAATCCTCTTTGATTTGTCTAATATCTATGTCAATCAGTTCTAATCTCCCTAATTCTTATATTTCTTGTGGGGTTATGATCATATTGGGCTTTTCAGACCGAATCTGCGCTCCGATCTCACGCATTCTATTCCCTTCGTATTCTCCTAGATATACCAACTGTCTCACCGCTACTGTTTCATACACTTTGTATTTACTCACGGGTTATCTCTCCTTTGGTATAGGGGATGCATTGTGTCTCTCTCCTTTATGGAAAGTTGCCCCTCCTTATTGTCCCCTATGGGTTCAAAACTTTTTAATGCAATGCTCCAAAATACTTTCATGGCATTGGCTTTGTATAAACGGTCTTCGCATCTTCATATGTCAGGCGAAAATATGCACTTTTCTCATCCCATCCGCCTCGTTTTGTAGCTAACCCTTTAGCAACAAGATCATTCCAAACCGATCGACCGTGTCACAGTAAAAATTGTTTTTGTCGGCTTCATGTTGTAGTTAAGCACAAAGCGTGCTCACCAAGCCCTCAACACTGAATATCTTCTGCATAAACTATCAAAAAGGAGATGAGATAATGACTAGATTGTTAGATGCTCGAACATCTCAAAATGCAAGCTATGGTAATACAATCTCAATTCCCTTGCCAGCCAATACTCCTGTAGCCATCGCAGAGCTTGGCTTAGACGTGACGGGCGCTGGGGAAAATATGCGTGTACAATTATCAGGGATTGCTGAGCTTTCATTTCCCACTACTCCACCATTTGACTCCGTTATTGCTATTTCTATTGTTAGAGGCACTCTCGACTCTCCTGTTGCTTATGCTCTTTACTCTGTTAGTGTCTCCGAGGCAAATCCCAACGCTGTGCAGGTCGTCACCATTAATGCTTCCGATTACAATGTCCCTCTACCACCATCAAATGAATTGGTGTATACCTTATATCTATTTTGCACAGCGGATGCCACCCGAATAGGAATAGAAAGTTTTAACGCGGTTGCCTATTCAGATTAAAATTACACCTTCAGATGGAGGGCAAAGCCCTCTTATTTTTCTTCTATCCGTCCTTGAGGGACGATACTTTCCATCTGTCGTTCTTTTTTGGTATAGTTTACTTAAAGGGGCTGATCCAATGGGATTCATGCTTATTTTTATTGCGATTATTTTTTTCTCGCTTGGTATTTTAAGTAAACGAAATCCCACTTGGGGATGGCGTGCAAACGAAGCCTGGAAGATCAAAGGTGACTCAGAACCAAGTGATGCTTACATTGATGACATGAAATTTAGAGGCTCTGTATCGATTCTCTTTGGGTTCTTCTTTTTAACATGTGGACTTTTGGTTATATTCCTGTAAGTTCTACTATCTGTTTTCAATCCTCAAATTACCCACATCCATAAGGCACTTGCTGTTTGGCGGCGACTCCCAAAATGTCACTGCTCACGTTTTCAAAAACAGAAATCTGTCTCTTATCCATAGCTTCCAGCAATCGAACTTCCTTAATCTTCAAAGACCGACTGCCGCTGTAGTAAGTAGTAAAAATCATTTTTCTCGCATAGTATTTACTCATCTAACCAGCCACCTATAAGGAAGAACAATGTAGAAACTCGACTCGTCACTTTGGAGTGTGAGTAGCTTAGAAGAGCCAGTATACCCGAGTGTAATGACTTCATTTTCTAAGACTTTCAAGGCATCCAACACATATTTTGCACTCAACGTTAATTTAAAATTTTTTCACAGCCGACGTTTATGCACACATCTCCAAAAAAAATAGAGATGAATAGCATGGAAAAATATGAGTATTTTACTGAGCGTCCACTTCAATAATATTTTTTGGGGGAGATTATGGGGGAGAACTAATTAGTCTCAAATGACGGATGGATTACCCACACACAAAAAAATCCCTCAACGCTCACGCGCCAAGGGATTTCACATTTTAGTAAAGCGTCAGATATTGATCACGTTCCCATTGATGCACTTGGGTGCGATATATGTGCGGCAGCATCATATTATTTTATCATCCAGTGCTATAACGAACTTCGGAAGAATTTATAAAAACATGTGTTCTTATTATATCATAGCTTATCACAAATCGGGGGGCGTTTGGGGGACAAATTGGGGGACGGAATACAGAACTATTAAAATATCAAAAGGAGCATAGAGATCTTACTGTACGCCTCTATGCTCCTTTTGATATCGCTCTAAAACTACACAGTTGTAAAAGTAAATGTGTGCTTCCATGTTGGAGCCTCTACATAGATTACAACAGGCGGCTTAATCTCTAATACCTGAATTACGGATTGGGTATAAATTTCAGCGTTCTCCTTTTTTACGTCCCATTTAATCTTTAATCTGTGTGTCTGCATTGATGCACGTCCTTTGTCGTATTTACTGGAGTGCCTCTCAGTGATATAATTTGCACGAATAGATGCCTACTGGAGGATCTCTGATTGAAAATCTCCCGTGGGAGATGCCGACTAAAAATCTTACTCAAAGAACGTCGTATGAAGCAAGTCGATCTTGCTAAACGAACAGGGTACAGCGAACAATTGATCTCAAATTGGGCGAACAATAGAGATAAAATGTCAGCTGATGTAATGTTCAATATTGCGTTTGCTCTTGACTGTCAGGTCGAGGAGCTATACGAACTGATCTATGAGTGAGCCTGCCTGTCGGCTCTCCCTCGGGAAAAACTATGGCTAATCCATAGTTTCGCCTCTTCCTTAAGTTGCTGCGCCCCATGCCCTTTCGCTCTTTTTTTTATGTAGCATGTATTATCGGACAAGCACTTCTCTATCCCCTCCTGTTTACTTATATTTAAAGACCACAAGATGATTATACCAATAATCCTACAAATATTATTTTGCCATAACCATACTACTATTAAATCCCAATATTAGGTGTTTTGGCAACAAAAATTCAGCCGCTGAATGTGTTACAAGTTTCGACATTTAAAGACAATAGTTTTCGACAAAAAGAGCCGCTATTTAGTAGCAGCTCCAGTGATAATTATTCTCGAATTCACGAAGCCCATTTCTTCAACTACTTCATCAAACCGATGATGTGAAATTGGGCACCTTTTTGATGTTTTAGTTACATCGCACTCAAAGTAAGCGTCTTTGAAAATGCCATTAACGATTTTTACATTTTCCACATTCAGCGTGTTACTTCTATCTACATTCAAAAATTTGAATCCGTTGCTATTCAGGTAATTTTCCCAATGTCTTAGAGTTCCAATCATGTAATAGGTTTTTTCAAATGTGTGTACTAAAATCTGATTCCTTTTACACCCTTTAGATATAAAAAGAACCTTATCCACTGGTACGTTTTCGCCATCGATAAAACCTTCAGGGTCTGCTGATGCAGTTAAATTTAGCATTTCAATTCCCCACTTTATTTTAACAATTCTTTCGGTGGCTCTGGACTATGAATCCACGACAGGCTTGCTGTGCTTACAGATGCAACTGCAAGAGTTGTGAGGACTGCTGCAACATTGTAATACATACCAGCTCTCACTTTACTCAGTTTGGTTTTCTTCATTTTTCACACCTCCTTCTATTAGTGTTAAACTCTGAACAAAAAAACTAGCGGCTACTACCGGACTAGCCAACCACAAATTAAGGGTAACAATTGCAACTCCTATACACTTTAGCAATGGGTAATATCGTCTTGGTATACGAGTCCTTCCTTCTATCCGTGATGGGGCATAGATTAAGACCAGTATCATACTTAATATCGATGTAATTAAGACCCAATTGTAGTTAAAATTTGCAAAAGATAAAGCGGTAAGCAAAACCGTTGATACAACTATGCATGTTAGATTACTCTTTAAATGCATCCCCCCTACAACCTGGCGGAGTAAAGAAAAAGAAATCATTGCCACTATAGCTTCTAGGACCTTACCCGTGAAAAACGAAATTCCAATAGTTAATAAAATGATGGAAACTGTGTTGATCACAACGGCTATACCATGTTTTAAAACATTCACAGATGCCGGATGATCGGGGACAACAGTTTTGATGTGCTTTGCAATATCAAGGGCGATGGAGTCAAGGTTTTTTATAATATTCACGTTCCGTTCTTAGCGCATAATATAAAAACATGGCAGAAGCCAAAGCTATAAATAAAATACTCAGAAAGAAATTGTTGAAGTAAAACATAAATGTACAAGATGCTAGTACCCCGACTATCAAGATAACAACAAGTACGTGTTCCCACCTAAAACGAAGGTTTTCATAATCTGCTGTAAAGCCTATCTTAAACTTATACAAAAACCACGAAATGGCTAATACCCATGCACTGGTTACCGCTTGAGCCAACGATCCCTCTGCTGAGGTCTGCATTTCTGTTGTCAAGGTTCCAAAGAGTATCAATATAATTACTGCTTGGAATAACGTATACAGAAACGTGCCTGTAATGGAGATAATAGCTGCCCAAATAATAGGCATCCTTACAACAGTAGTAATCAACAAAGTGAACAATATAATGTTAATGGTAGGAGCAAAAAAAGCTAAGGATGTTTCTTCCCTTAAAATGAAACTTTGTAAGTTCATTATTAATCCAATAAACAACGCAGGCCATACATAGTCTAAAGCCCTAACCCTGAAAATAGTTAACATTAAAACAAACGCTGCAAATGTTTCTACAGTCGAAAAAAGCAAGAACCTCATAGGCTCCCACATAACACATAACCCCTTCACATAATTGGTAACAAATATGCTTTAATTCTATATTTGTTACTTGTTAGAGGCAATCCAATTACCATGTTAAATGGAAGTATTTATGTATTATGTGAGGTAATTATTTTTAGCTTGTCGAAACGATATCCTCTAGCTTAATCCAACTAAAATCATCTTGCCCACGAGACAGCTTTACTTCGCGTCTAGCCGTGTTGATTACTGTTATCACACCAGTCATGACCTCATCGTCAAACGGGCTAAATACCGTCACGCTGACAGGCTGGCGTGAATTGTAGGAGTCTATTAGAGCCTGCTCAATTAGCTGTACCTCTTGGTCATCGAGTTCTGGTTTACCACGGCGCTGACGGTCTTTCATTAGCTTCAGATAAGCCTCTTTATGCTCTGGTATGATAATCCGACTGCTTTCCCACAACCCATTTTCCTCTAATTTTTTAGACATGTATATAGCCTCCTGATGTGTTATGTATTGATTATATTACGAACATTTGTTCCTAACAAGTTTTTTTATCCTTCCCTATAAAACTTTTGTACTAGAAAAATATTCCTAGGTCTGATAGACTAAATACAAATATTTACTTATGTAGGGGTGGGAGCGAGATGGGGGCTAAAAATCGTGTGATCGCGGGAGATTACAACGGTAAAATGATTTCGCAGAATTTCGGAATGGTAATGTTATCTACAGGCCTTTTTTCGTCTTTTAATTTGGATAAGGAAACGATTGAAAAATATGAAGTTATGGACGAAACGCATACAAAGAGTGCAGCCAGCGCAGTAGGTAGAGGCTTAGTTGGAGGTTTCTTACTTGGCCCAGTAGGATTGCTTGCCGGTCTTTCTGCTAAACAAATAGGGGTCCATACGATTGCCCTACAGTTTAAAGATGGAAAACGCAGCCTTATTGAAGTTGATGAAAAAATATATAAAACGTTAATCAAAAAATGCTTCTGAAAAACCAAAAAGCTCTGCCGACCAGTTAAGGTTAGCAGAGCTTTTTACTACTTAACGATAAATTCAACTTTTGTTCCGTCTGCATATTCATCCAGCTTGTGCCCTACCCACGATCCAGCTCCACGGTTATCCTTCGGGCTTATGTACTTTATATTTGCACCCTCTCCACCTTCTGAGCACATAGCCATAGGCCACTCGTCGCGATCCTTGCCCTTCTTTGTGGGTACACCCTTTAGGGACAGGTCACGGTTATGGTCGGCTCCTTCGCGGTCTATGGTGCATACTGGTGACTTCCCGGATGCTATAGCCTCTTTTATGTGCCGGGCTGTCTCGGGATAGCGATCTGACGGAAACTCCAGCTTAATCGTGTCTGCCGATACCTGTGTTACTGGAACGGCTACAGGGTCGCTCTTAGTGGTCTTTACAACGTCTTGTTGTACACTGCATCCAGCTAATAGGACTGTTATCAACACGGTAAATATCCATCTAAACATATGTGTTCCTCCCCCTATAAAACAGAAAAATACCCCAGCAGGGTGTCACTGATGCTTCTATATAATATCGTTCTTTCTAAAAATGCACATAACAAAATGCTAAATAGGCATTTACTCCTATATGAAATTTACATTTTATTCTTCATAATTGCAAATATAGTTAAGATATGACAGGGGGTTGGCTCTCTAATGAGGAATTAATTAGATTTAGTAACATAATCAGTAAGAATTGAGACACTGCTTTGCCGCTTCAGACAGTGACGTGGCTCACTACACTACGTATCTGTTCAGTTACGATGATTTTAGAGTAAATAATAACCCGGTTGATAAATAGACCTGCCTTTTAAAAACAGGATAAAAAAACAACTAGATATCTAATGCGGGAACAACTTGAGAGGATGAAATTAAATGAGAAATAAATGGTTTTCAATTTTATTAATGGCAATGATTACTTTAGTCACCATTCTTCCTAGTTATCCTGAAACAGTTTCGGCAGATACCTACCATGTAGGCCAAACGTGGGAAGTTAAAGATGGAGGTACGTCTTACACCTTTGACCTAGGAGATCCTGGAGTTCCGCGAGACATGTATAGCATAAAGAGTGTTTACAATGCGAAAACAGAAAATACTGGAGATCGTCCTGAGTGGGTTTCCCTGTACTATTCTCAGGATGGAGTAAAATGGTACTTAGAGGATTCGACACCGTTGTATTATGATAGATATGATGGTGTTTACACTATTCCTTGGACAATATACAAGAGTAAACACCCAGAAGTGAGCCATATCCGGTACGTTAAGATAGAAGCTGACTCATGGCAGGTGTCTATCAAAAACATTCGCTTAGAAGTAGTGGACAGATCTGTAGCTAACTAGTACATGTTTAATTGTCTGATGACGAAAAGTAGCGTTCAGTGTTTCAGTACACTATTAAAAACGGTTGCTGGGCAACTTTAAACATGTCTGAGTGGGCTAGTCAACAACATTAGAGAAAAGTAAAAATAACAGGTGGTTGTACTGTATAATTATAAAAAATATAAAGCGCCTCTTTAAATTCATTGTAAATGATCAAGAGGCGCCTTATTCTCAAGAAAACTGCCAACTAATTCAGCAAATTACTGACCCTACTAATGGTTACGATTATTAAGCTCGTCAGTCCCCGTAACTCCAGCCGACTGCCATCCATACAAGCCTCGGCCAAGATGTACCCAATCACCGCCTAAGATACATCATTTACACCAGTTACTTAATAACCATATTGCTATCCGCTCTAAAAATAATGAGCACAGTAGCGCTTCACGTTTCAGATTATACAACAGTTCTATTGCTCTATTCAGTGGATGTAGGTGCTTTAACAACTTCTGCCGGTGCTGAAATAGGCTCGAATGTAGGTTGAACCTGCGCAGAAGCAACGGTTCCCGCCTCTGCTGTAGCCTGAGCCAAGAAATCATTAAGCTTTGCAGCTAGACCAGATACAGCTTCTTTAGCTGCGGCCTGTGTTACCTCTTCACTTGGCTGTGCTTCGGTAGTCAGTACTGTCTTTGTCTTAGCCTTATACTCCAGATATGCCTTCTCAATTGCAGACCTTAGCTCTACTTGGGACACTACGATACCTTGACTGGAAAGAGTAAGTGAAGCATACTGTAAAGCCTCCTGAAGCTTACGTTCTCCTCCAGCTTCTTTAAATGATGTTTGAGCAAACGCAAAGCCCTCACCAGCAATTTTATGGATTACTTCCCTCTGTGCTGCCGTGGTGCGCGCTTCTAGCCACACGTTAACCTTAGTTTTTAGTTTGTTCAGACCTCCTAAAACAAATGCTGTAAGCACACCCGCAGCGGCTGTGGCGATGGTATTTACGTAAGGTTGCACAGTTTCGATAATTGTTTGCATGATTACTTTTCTCCTTTCGTTTTCAGACCAGCAATTCTATTTTTAGAATCCCATGAAACTTCGGCTCCATAAGATTCTGCAATTGGCCGAAGTTGTACATAAGCGACACCCTCCACAAGTTGCACAGATTGCAATTTGCGATTGTTCAAATATGCGACCTTTTTGGCATTATCCCAGCGTAAAGGGATGCCAAGAGCATTCGCCAGCACGCGCAACGGAACGTGAGTCTTTCCATCAAACAGCAGAGCTTTACCCACATTCTCTCCGTTGATCTGGAATGATCCATCCGCAACAGTCGCAGGCTCTTCTTTGGGTACGGATGTCTTCTTCCTAAACCGTGTCCGAAGCTCGTCTGCCGTACCGTCAAATTCATTCAAATCGACTGGACCCGCTATGCCAGCCACCTTACGTGTGCCGGACGGCAATGTGCCGCCAGCCGAGCCATCGCTATACTGCCAGAAATCCCAGCGTGACCAACCAGATGCGCCAGGCGGAACCTGTGTGGCGCTGTACCGGGCAATCCACAATGGGTAATCTGATAAGCCGCTGAAATTACCGATGAACGAAGGATATGTGTACACGATTGGTCGTACTCCAGTAAGCCGCTCAACTTCCGCCAGAAATGTCTTGGCTACGGCTGTAAGAGCCGCTTTGCCTAAGCCAGACTTATTGGACTCATAATCCATTACTGGTGGCAGATCGAAAGCCGTGATGCCTCCGGCTGAATCAATGGCGCTCACGAAGTTTGCAGCTTCCTTTCGGGCATCCTCCGGCGTTTTCGCAGAGTCGTCTACATAGTGATAAGCTCCTACTAGGACTCCGACAGCTCGTGCAGCCTGTGCATTACCGATGAATGTTTTGTCGCGGTATGACTTCCCTTGACTAGCCTTGATGAAGGCAAACGATAAACCGTCTTCCTTCACTGCCTTCCAATCAATCTTTCCTTGATATCGGGATACGTCAATCCCTTGAGCATTATGGCTGTTTCGTTGTTGCATCCTCTTTCTCTCCTTCCTTACCACTTTTACTTTTTAAAACTTCTACGGCCTGTCGGATCACAGGCGGGATAGGTGCGCCGAGTCTGCCGCCATTCTCCAAAATGGACAGCAGCTCATTTGCCATATAAAAATAGGCGACTGCATCCCGGAATAGGTGCGAATCGCCTAAGACTCCATCAATTAGATGGGATACTGCTACCATGGCAAAAATAAATACCTTTCGAGCGATACCGATAAGACCAATCTTACTTTTCAAACCGGGTCCGGTACCCTTCTTACCTTCTGCGCCAGCCGCAAATAATCCGGTCACATAATCAATAATGACCAGAGCAAGTAACACCCCCAATACTCCCGACCACCCACCATAAAAATACGTCACAGCGCTGCTTCCTAAAGCAGTACTGAACTTAAAAACCTCCCACTTATCCACCTTGCTTCCCCCGTCTCTTTGTTCAGGAAACTTTTCCTGAGCTATCATCATTTGCTTTCTGATTCTTTTCTTCTTGAGCTTGTATTTCTGCTAATGCATTTCCTACTTCCACATCCAATCCCTCAAGTATTTCTTTACGTTTATGTGGCTGTGAAGCGATTACAGCAGAAATGACCTCAGTCAATTCCTCAACAGGTCTGGTTAGATCCAGTTGTATATCCAATGTGGATTTTATCTTTGCCATGGGTTTCGTCACCCCCTTAAGACGCAAAATAAGCCCCTGATTTATCAGAGGCTTTCATACTTATATCTTAAATTGGTTCTGCTGCTATAATGCTACGGATTTTAAAAATTCATACGTTATTAGGCTAGCAGGCAGGATAGTTAACCGTGAGCGCATATATACAGATTCGTACATTTGCTCTTTATTATGATAGGGCAGATTCCTGGATAAATATAGGCATACAGGTTGTTCTCAGATTATGCATCAATCCGAACAACCCCCTCTCCCCTCCTACCATACTTCATACTTGTATTTTCCTATATCATCTCCTTTTTGTATGTTAGGATATGTATAGTAACAGATTTCCATAAGATATTTTTACTTGAGTTTAAACGGTGTGAAAGGAGAATTCTTCCTTGGATAATGAAAAAACTGACTCCAGTATTCAAATGAGTGATACCGTGATCCCGAAATCAGATAAAGAAAAAATACAATCCATACGGGGAGGCGGAAAAAACTCCGAAATTCCATCTTTAGGGCAGAAAGCAATTGACATGATGAATGCTGTGGGTATGGGTACGACTAAACAGTTAGCGGCTCTGGATTCCCTTAAAACAACTACCAATCTGGATGTTGGTCAAAGGACACCTGCTGCTATTAAAGCACAAAACATGATCAGCATGGCTACGAAAGGCACATCTGGTTTTGATCGAGCCTATAAATCTGTAGCGAGAATGGGCGAACTACCTTGGAAGAATATTACTGGTCTTGGTTTAGACCGTATAACAACTTCAGCTACTAAGGCAAGTGATTTAGTGCCTCGTTTCCCCCATTTAGAATCAGGTCACATGAAACTCGACACCTTTCTACCTGTGGGAATATCGCGTGGTGTGCCCTGGGAAAACATAATCGGTCTTGGTTTAGACCACATGAGTATTTCTGCTATTAATGCAATGGAACACATAAAACCTGTCACCTTTATATCACCAGGTTTAATGCGTGGTATGCCTTGGAAAAGTAAATCTGGATTTGAATGGGACTTTATTAAGCCTGGCACCTTTAAAGCATGGGATATAGTGGACAGTGTGCACACTAGAAATACTCTCCACTCTTTAATCAGCATGCCTCTGTCCGATGACCACTTGAGAGCTAATTTGGATTTCACAAACCGCCTCGACAAGCTTCATAGCAACTATGACTACTCTTTTGTCTCAGTTGAGGATCAGGACGATAAAGAGAAACCGTTATACTTGGTTTCTAAAAACGCAGCCCCCGTACCTGTGGAAGAATTAAAAGAGGGATTTGGACTGCTGGACTTGCTGAAAGGTGTAACAGAGGCGCAAATGACTGACTTTGTTGGACATTTGCTCGAATACCCTATGCTGGCATTGGAGCATAAAGTTGGGAAACTTATACGGAATACAATTAAGGGCTTAGCTAAAAAGGTTCATGTAGCAGGTTCATTCTATCGTTGTAGAACTAGAGAAGAAGGAACAATGCCCTTTACACGCTATGAAATGTTCGCAGCTCCAGATGGTTTTAGTTCGCAAGGACGTTTTAATTCTACTGGAAAAGGCTACCTATATGTTTCCCGAAAAGAAGAAACTGCTATTCTTGAAATGAAACAACCAGCGGGTACCATTTATGATGTGATTGAATGGGGCTTTGACGAACAAATCACAATGATAGATGTAACCAACAAAGACCTTCCTTTATTTCGATCTTGTATGTTTAAAGCATCTGGCCAATCCAAAATCAAAAAAGAATATTTAGTATCCAATTTTCTTAGTCAATGTTGCCAGATCGAACATATTGATGCTTGTAAATATAAAAGCGTCCTTACTCCTACTGTGAGCAATTATGTATTCTTTGACTACAGGAAAAGATGGTTCAATTGTGTAAATCAAAAATCCGTTACAATATGAACATCGGATAACATTAAACAAACAAAAGCCCTCCGTTTAAGAGGGCTTTTGTTTGTTTGATATATTATTTAGTTGCTGTATTGTTGCTACAAACAAACAGGAAAAAGAAGGAATTCGAACTTACTTATAGAATTCATGCAAAGTAAACATAACCAATAAAAGGAGACATGATTGTGAACTTACGTAGTGTTATGAATGATTTCGGGGGAAGCGAAACATTCAAGATAATCCGTGATGAATTGCCAATTGGAATCCTTGAAGGACTTCGCAATTCAAATAAAGGTAAACGATTTATTCAATTTTTCCCTGATGCAGATATACAACCAGAAGATTGGATCTGGGCTGAATCAACAAATGAAAGATTCTATGTTGATGATGTGACGGTATCAATGGGGTTTGGAAATGAACCATTTTCAAAAGAAGCTTATTATTCTACCGAATCTCAGCACAAGAAACAAACTAGTCGACCGTCACCTGTAACATTTCATATTAACGATGTCCAAAATTCAATAATAGGAACCCAACAAAACGCGACTCTTACCAATAATTTTTCCGATCAGCAAATAAAAGATTATATTGACAAGAATTGCGGCGCTGACAAAGAGCTAATGAACGAGATGCTAAATATGGTAAACGCCATCATAGAGAGTAACATACCTGTTCAAAAAGGAACATTTGCTCGTTTCTCAGAAGCAGCTTCAAAACATGGTTGGTTACTAGGAGCAGTGACCACCAAGTTACTCGCTCACTTCTTTAAGTAGTATAACCTTCTTTGTTACTTGTTCTGCCAAAATGCCCAGACCGGAAATTACATTTATTACGTCACCAGGCCTCATGTTACTGTATCCAATTGAAATGCTAATAGCCGCTCCACCTTCGAATACAATTTCCTTTTCGTAAGACCAGTTAGTAGTTTTATCTTGATTATCCATAGCAATTCCACCTTCACAAAAGAGTAAAAGCCTATCCTAAAGTTAGGACAGGCTTTTCTATATCTCTATTTTATTTTATGAATAATACTGTGACACTACGGATTTTATTTAAGTGAAGCTATAGCTTTATTTATTTCTTCTAATTTAGTCTTATATTTAGCTAAATCAACTTCAACTGCTTGCAACGCTTCTTGAGTCCCTTTTGTCTTTGAATCCAGAGTATCCATCATCTTCTGATTTCCAGAATATTCGACTCTAAATTTACTGTATTTTTCAAGAGTTTTTTGCAGATCCTCTTTATCTTTTTCGGTATCAGTCACAAATTTTTCTAATTCAGATTTTCTCTCTTCCAATTTAGAAGCAGGCCACCCTTGGTATTTATCTGAAGTAGACAGCACCTCATCATCACTTTGTTTTGAAGAAGAATTATCCGGTGATTCAATTTGGATTGTTTTACCATCCACTTTTAAACTTGCCCCCAAAGAATCAGTGACAGCACGAAGAGGGACATGTGCCTTTCCGTCAACAACAATTGCATTTTCTGATAATGAGCTACCATTGACCTTGACTGTATATTCCCCTGCTACTGTCTGCCCAATCATTGACTTAATTTGATCCGCAAATGCACTACCAGCTGTAGCTATAATCGTACCAATTAACATCCCGCTAAGTAGAACCAACAAATAAGACCATTTCTTCATGAACGTTCCTCCTACATAGTATATATGTCCTAATATTACCATCAGTAGAAGGTGCAGTAAACATTATGTTGTCGAACTGCTAGAGCTTCCGCCAGCAGGAATATTGACTGTAGCTACCGTTTTTCCTCGGCTAAACAATTTTAGGTTCCTAGACCCAGGGTCGAATGTTGCATTAACGATCAAACCATTGAACAAATCACCACGTATTTCAGCAATATCGTCACGAAAACCTCTGAGTGTTTTTTCGAGTTCCTGAATACTCCCTATTTCTAAAGCAAGTCCACTCACAAATGCTTCGGAAAAGTCTACAGGCCCTTTTAAATAAGTAGCATCATCAACTGATTTAATAATAATGGGTCCCATGTTCCCCAAATGAAATCCTTCTCTATCACCGTAGACACTTCCTCTTGGTGAGCCATCATCCATAAATAATAAGCCGCCTCCGTCATTGTACTGCCCTAACGAAACAGCTTCTCCACCGCGTGAGTTATAAGCAGTCAAGCCATTGGAGTTTATCTCTATTCGTCTCCCTTCCTTGGCTGTACGGAATAAGGCTCCTGTAATAATACCGCCTTCTATTTCATTACCGATCAGTTTACTACCACGTATTGTACTTGCATTAACTGTACTTGCTCGTATGTCTGAAGCATTCATTTCTGAATTGTCTATCTGCCCGGTCAATTTAATTGAACGAGCGACAACATTCCCCTGCATGTCTACCCGGAATGGCGCAATGGTATAGTCGTCATTCCCTGCACTAATTCCATTCGTATTAATTTTGGTTACGTTATTGCCACTACCAATAACCAAGGATACAAAGTTTCCGAGCTGCCCGATAATCTGTTCAGCAACAACGCCACGTGCTGTAATTGCTGTTCTTGCTGTTTTACCTCCGTCCGTTGTTAAAACAACCCCGTTTGAAGTCATAATAACTTGGTTCTGAGCATTGGTCTTGTCCTGTAGGATTATGCCACGTTGATCGTACTTGATTTCCGTTTTGGAATTATCAATGTCGATCACGGCTTGCTTGGCAAAGGACTCAAATACTTCCGTTCGGATCTTCCCGTTACTGAACAGATTATTGATAATATTCTTGTTCCGCTCGAGGTCAGAAATGATATCTGCATAGTCCCGTAAATTGACATTTGATATGGTAGGCTCACTGTGTTTGTCTCGGCTATACGGATACTCTGTAAGCTCTGTGATTCGGGCTTTAAGTTTGTTCATGTCCATAGCCGGGTCAATGCACATTACATTGTCGCCCAAAGCTGGTTTAGGTTCAGTATTGTCTATTTTGAACAGGTCCGCCGTCGATACGGTTACCTCCAGCGTCACGTTTTCCTGTTCAGCAAGCGCCTTACGTGTGGCCTTTAGCAAGTCCTCCGGTTCCTCTATGTCCTGTTCAATGATTTCCCCATCGTAAAAAGGAACCGACTCGCTGGCCCAATACTGAGCATAAGGTGAAATCAAGTAGTTCACCGCCAGCTTTCCATTCACAATCGTTCCTGGTATGCCTGACAGCAAGCTCCGCTCCTCTTCGGTCAGTTTGGACGCATCCATTCCGATAAAGGTACGTCCATCCTTCATCTGAGCGAACATGCGTGTGACCAAAGATTCACCCTTATCTTTAAAGCTGCTGGATACAATATTCTTTTTAAGCCGGTACTGTAATCCGCTGTCGGTTCCAATCTTTTTTCTCAGGTTGATAGTGAAGTTGTCCGGTTCGACCTCGCATTCATACATTTGAATGATCTTGTTAAGCGCTTCAAGACAAGTGCCTCGCCCAAAGTCCTTAACATCGTGTAGATCGAACGTGTCATGGATAACAAACTTGAATCGTCCACTTGTAGCAGCTGTAATCAGGTCTGTAAGCTGGTTGATATGGATACCATAGGCTTCGGCAATGTATGAAGCATAAGGAAACTTGTAATCATTAAGTTTGAACATGATGTGGTTGCAGTAGATATTTGCAGTCAGCTTTTTTCCCTCGCGTGATCGGCTACGAGACTGAATGACATAAAATTGGCCACGCTCATCCCGAACGTGGCCTTTGATTGCTATCTTCTCCCTATAGTCTTCGCTGGTCATTGGGACCATAAAGGTTAATTCGTAATCACTGTTAATCCTGCGCCGCCGCTGAATGTCGTAGCTATCTACTAGCGTCCCAACGCGCCGCATGTTTTTATCAAACACTTGCATAGTTGGAGTAGGCATAATCCACCTCGCTCAATATAAGAATTTATCTCGGTGTGTAATACGGAACAAAACCGTCCGGCCTGTCTCTGGGTCCGTCCAGGTCAGGTTGTTGTTTCCGAGATTCAGATCGAAAAAGTCTCCGTTATATAGATGGGAAACGTTCTGACCATTTCTCGTTATTTTGAATTTTCCTGAGTCAATGACAATTACCTCTCCCGGCCTGAACACATCCGTGAATTCAATGTAGTCGGTATGGAATTTCGACAGTTCTGTCGATATCCTTCCTTCCCCGGACATAGGCACAGCCTGCACCAAGATTTCACGGATATATACTGCATCTGTCATACGTCCCTCGCCCGACATCGGTACAGCTTCCAAGGCATACTCACGGACAAAATCAGCCTGCGCCTGACCTTCACCGGACAGATTAGCCGCTGCTGTCATGTCCAAGGCAAACTCCAAAATGTATTCCGTTACTGTACCAGGTTCGTCCACATTAAACGACATAAGATTGAACGCAGTATCGCTTTCGGCTCCATCCGTCTCCAGCTTCCGCGAATACATTTGCCCGGAACCAGAAAGAGATACAGAAAGGTCTATAATCTGCCTCTCTGCATCCCCTATATTAAAACCAAGGCTATTAAATCCACCATTAAACATAGCGTCCTCCTATTACACGATAGTTATATCGTCTGGATCAGCTAGAAAACTGACACCATCAAGGGAAACCCATCCAACCCCAGAAGGAGTAGGTATAACTTGTCCAGCCATATCTGCGGTAGATGAACTTTTATTCCCGACGATCCCCAATCGTAATGGGCCATTTTCTCCCCACACAACAAAATTGAGGCTGCGCTTAGGTCTGTATCCTTTTTTCAATTGAAATATATATCTTGTAATATCCTCGACACTGGTATTTTTACATATACCAGAGAGGTGTACGCGCCCGTTAGTATCTTTATAATATTTTGGCGGTCTGTCGTAAATAGCGTCAAATATCTGCCAACTGTTATTCAATTCCGGTTTCACAAGAAGTCTCTCTAAACCGGATAGATTTAATAATTTAAGTCCTCCAGTTTTTATACTTTTGACAATTACCACTCTATTCTCCGCTCGATCATTGAATAAATAAACCCCGTTATACTTGAACATGCCTTGTGTCGAACCAAAAGTAGGCGGAACAATTGTTTCAACGTAGGAAAAAGTATCATTCGTAAAGGTGAATTTATCAATTCCACCTGCGAACTCATCCCCCTTGACATTAGGCCCATGCATATTTGCGTATAGCGCTCCATTCTCCCAAAAAATACCCTGGTATCCACCATAAGCTTTGGCGGTTGTTGGCAAAGGGTAGCTTTCTAAAAGCGATAATGTTTTATTGAACTTCTTGATTACTTGTTGGTCATGATAACTAACCCACAAAAACCCGTCATGGTCTATAATGCACTCCGCCGCTCCAGCCCCGATATCTGTTGCGCTAATCTCATCGAATCCATCATCGTAGGTTTTATATTGAACAACTTTAGATTCATAGGGTATGGTCCCGCCTGAATTTAAATTATAGACCGTTACATATAAACGGCCGTCAATGAAGTCTTATATCACCAAAAGACATGAATAAACCGCCTGAATCCTTGCCCGTATATGCATTTCTTTTCTCATCCACAAAGTTACCATACATATCATAAACACTTATAATGTTTTCATCGTCCTGAATGCCACTTTCGGGATTATCAGTAGCGAGATAAATATACTTCCCATCAGTACAAACACCCTGCCATGCCCGAAAAGGAGCGTGTGCAGGGAACGTTATCATTTCAGGTGAAATCAATTTAAACGAATCATCAATCCGTTTATTAGTTGCATCAAGCTCACTAATATTCTTTTGGGCCGCTCTCCAGTCTGCCGCCGTGAAGTTACGGGCAATTCGTGTACCAACAGGCCAAGCACGAGCAACACCCTCAAATCCTCGCGTACAGCCTTTTAAGACATTATCCTCTACAGATGTATATGTGATCGTTTCGGCAACATCTCCGTTGCCCAAAACGGCAATCCCCTCACCTTGAAGCAGTACGGACGCATTAGCAACATTAATTTCCGTTTGTGTGTCCGTAATCAATTCGGTCAACTCTGTTTTAGGAGAGTTCACCACTGGTGGATACATTTTTTCCATGTTTAACACCTACCCTTCATCAATGTTTATTCGACCAGCCATAAAACGCAGTGAGTCATTTGTCTGCACCGTCCGTGGGTTTGTAACTGCCCCGTGATACATTAAATTGCCTCCGGTCGCTGCCGTACGGATGCCGATATGTGTAACCAATCCCCAATCAGCCGTTGCAATTGGGAAATATACATCTACTGCACTGGCTGCGGCTGCCCTACGATCCGCAATAACCGGAGCGCCAAACGTAACAGCACGCCGCGCATAGCCGCCTCCGCTTACCTCTTGTCCAGTATCTGCGTCTGTCGGGTTGCTAATGTACAGAGCAATGTACACGGTCTGTGGAGCTGTGAAATTCGTCCCCCTTAAAGCAGCATTGATACAGGCTGTTTTCCACCAATTACTTTTACTAAGCACTATTTCTTCTTCAGTCGATTTACTGAGCAATGTGTCTATCATATAAAGACCTCCTAATCTACTTGATACTCATTTGCAATTCGAAAATTTCGTATGTCGTTTTCACCAATGTTGGTCAGGACAATAACAGGACTTGCCCGTTCGTCTCCAACTGACGTAACTGAAACGGTTTGCGGCGACTGTGTGATGGTCACCTCTTTAATGTTCTCCTCACTCTCGGGAAACGGATGTTCACCCATTTTGATTGGTATGGTTAACTCTCCATCCCAAAGTATTTTTTCGATATCTAAGGTTCCGGCATAGCGTCCAATATATCGCCTTCCTGGTAAGTCCGAAAAGGTGAATACGATATCCCCTTTTTTGGCATTAAAAAGAGCCGCCACTTGGGCGACTCTCCTATGGTAATCAAGGGTTGTATCATCTGCCATAATCACACATTCAAGGGGAATTATCCGTGCTCCATAGGTACTACCAAAATCTAGTTCTCCATCCCGTTCAGCAATCTCAAGACTGTTATCCTTTGTCGGTGGCAAAACGGGTATGTTATGCTTTTTAAGCCCTAACCCAATGGAACTGAACGACTTACCGTCAGCAGTAGCCTCAATCATTTAGGATTTACCTCCCCTCGCTTGCAGTCTTCGCACCAGGTTGTCCCTTTCGGTCCAAAATACCTTTGCTGCGGATTCGTCTTCAATATAAGTATCTCCTGAAGTTACTGTGTAGTAATTGTTGTTATACTGCGGATTTGTCCCATCCCCCGAAGCCATAGAGAAACTCGGCATAGAGAAATCAAGCCTTGGCATTTTGAAACTTATGAGGTTAAACAGGTTACTTTGCTGTTGGTCGTTCAGATACATTTCACCGGCTCTTGCGATTACTGGAACCTCTGCGCCCCGGTCCCCTTGGACGATCCCACCAGAATGGAATTTTTGAAGCTTGCCTGTGTCCTTCTTGATGCCATATTTATTCCGTAGAGCAGCATTCTCCTCATGCAGCTTGGCTTTCTCGGCGGTGCCTGCCGAGTACCATTTATCAATATTGGAATTGTATCGCTCCAGGTCGCTATCCTTTTGTGAAAATGAAGATGCAGTATCCAAGGAAGCAGATATTGAAGTAGCATTGATTTCAGCCATTTTCATCTGATAGTCTAAGATGAATTGATCCAACTGGCGCAAGATTTCTGCGTTCTTCTCAGATTCCTTTGAAATCTGCGTATTTTTCAGATCTTCGGATTTGGATTCAACGCCATCTGAATACTCATCGAACTTACTGGTGAGTTCATCATAGTGCTGTTTTGCTGCTTCAATCTGGTCATTGTAATCCTTTTCTCGCTCAGTCTTCTCATCTTGAAGCTTTTTCTTTTGGTCCTCCAAGCCACGCTTTGCCAGCGTCCGGTTATGTTCCCGCTGCATATCCTCAATGTCTTTCTCGGTTTGTTTGCGCTCAGCGATACCCTCGGGACCAACGGCGGATTGGAGCAAGGCAAGACGTGCTTGTTTCTCCGCCATAGCACGATCATAGTCCTCGTCTTCATTCGCGGTTTGCATCTTGGCAAGCAAGTCGTCTATGGCCTTGATTTTAGCATCCTGAGCTTCGACAAAAGCATCCCGCTCCGCTTCAATCCGTTTGACTTCCTCATCACGAGTCTTTTCAAGCGTTTCCTTTTCCTTCTTGGCAGCTTCAGTAGCGGCCTTCTTCTGATCCTCCAAAAGTTGCTTCTTCAAGTCATGGACCTGTACATCAATTTCCATGCGTTGCTCTGATCCCTCTTTATAAAGAGCCTGCATTTTTGTCCATGCATTGAGCTGATCAGAAACAGAAATGGCTTCCATGCTTTTTTGGTAATTAATACGTTTCTGAAAATCGGATAGGAATTCATCTTCCAATGCCTTGCGCTTCTCATAGATTTTCTGTTGTAATTCAAAACTCTGTTCGGCGGTACGATCTTTAGCCTTACTCATGCGGATATAAGCATCGTATTCCATTTTTAAAATAGCAATTTGGCCTTGTCCTGCCATTTCCATTTTGGAAGTCTCTTTATCAATCCATTTTTCTGAATTTTGATATCGAAGCTCATTGTACTTGACAGTAAGATCGTAAATTTGCTTTTGGATATCTCTCCGGTTTGCTGGCAGCAGGTAGGCTTTATTTTGTTCTTTGGTATAGAAATCAAGAGATGATCTGGTCATTTCGATTTCTTGCTTGTTGGCCTGCCGCATGCGTTCGTTTTTCTTTTCTAGGTTGGCGACATCTTCTTCGTAGCGAGAATCATTCAATTTCTGAATGTCTCGTCCCCACTGCTTTAAGGCATCCTTGTCTTCCGTGAGGAATTGCTTATGCCGCTGCCCCAAGCGTTTATATCCAGCTATCTGTTGATCTATAGACCATTCATTTCGTTCAGCGATGTACTTGAAGTTGTCCATATCATCGCTGTAAGAATCCTTACGAGCCTCAGCAGCTTCCTTGGCTGCTTTTTCAGCCGATTTTTCTGCATCACTCTTTCCTTTTCCCCCTTTTTTATCTTTGCTTGATGAATCACTAATTCCAAATTTAGGATCTTTGTAGAGCTTCGATAAAGCGTTAATCCGAGTGTCAAAGGATTTTGCTTGATTTTCATATTCAGTGTATATTTCATCAAGCTTTTTTTTGTTATCCAGTTTTTTCTTATCAACATCAAGTCGATTCTTGAAAGGAGCGTTTAAAACTGATCTAATGCCAGTCATGCTATTAAGTTCAGTTTGTCTTTTCGCAACCTCCAACGAACTCTGAGCCATCACAGCATTAAGAGCAGCTTTTAATTGAGCTAAATTTCTAATAGCCTCTGCTTCAATGCTATAAGCTTTTAATCGTTCATCGGTGGATACTTTTGTGTTAAACGCTGAAGCCTTCTCGGATTTCAAATCGTCGATTGCTTTCTGAATTTTTGCTTTTCGGAGAACTTCCACAGCATCTTTTTCAAACTTCCATCCATCGCTCGTCTTATATATCTCTGCTGCAAGTTGAGGATATTTTAATATTAGGTCCGTGGCAGCAGCGGCGTTGAGAGACTGTCCTTTTGAAAGGTCGCTCAAGAGATTATTCATCTCAGATACAGCAGTGCCATTGCCTTGAATTTGCTCTCTTAAATCTGCTAATGCTTCCGCCTGAGCTTTGGCACTTTCAGCTGCTGTACCCGACTTCCCTGCAAATTGATCAACCGCATCAACTGCAACTTGGCCTAGCTGCACTGCGACTTCAGCGGCAGAGGCAGCAAGTTTATGGTTCTCCTTCTTTAAACCATTTACTTCGTCCTGGAGCAGCTGAACGGAGTTAGAAGCTTCGTCCAAACTCTTTCCAGTAAAAACGTTTTTAAAGAACTCTCCCATTTGTGAAGCTAGGCTGTCTTTAACTTTAAGGAGTTTCTCTTTTGTTTGCTCCAATTCTTCGGTGTTCTTTTTCAACTGATTGTTAATCTCATTTTGTTGATCGGTAAGCATGTTCTTTCGCGCTTCATTTTGCTTTGTAATCAGTGTGTTCAAAGCGTCAACTTGTATTTGTACGGCCTTTTCACTAAAGTTAGCGGATTCAAGCTGTTTAGCTCCATCCTTGCCTACTGTTATAATTAATGCTTTTGTGACCTCTTCCAGTTGTTTTTTTATTTGAGTTTGCCTCTCGATTGAGGTACCGCTAATTTTAAGCGAATCAGAAAGCGATTTATGAGCATTAACAAGTTTGGGAAGCAAGTCAATTTGTCGCTGATACTGACTTATCATTTGTTGAGCTGCCGAATCTTCATCTTTCAAGTTTTGCGCTCTTTCACGCGCTGCTTTTTCTTCTTTTCCACTTTCCCAAATGACAAGAGCAATTGCCCCAGCCAGCAAAGTCAAACCTGCTGTAGCAGCAGCCATCGTTACAGTGGATAACGCTTGCGCCCTAGTCATAGCTGTAGTTGCAATTGTTGCCTCTGTTGTTGCAGCAGTGGATGCCTGAGTTGCTGCGCTACGTTGGACGGTAGACAATGTTGCTCCTTGAGAAGAAACAATATTCACTTCATTGGCTGTAGTGTTGGCAGCAACAGCCACCGTTTCTGCAACCTTAACTGTTGTAAGTACTTTCACAGCAGCTACTACATTCATAATTGGCCCGCTGAGGGCTTTATAAGCTAGAAGTAAACCTCCAATAGCTGCCGTACCCTCAAACACACCAGACGGTACTTTGGTAAGGCCAATAAGCAGTTGGTCAATCGCGTCCAAGACATTCTTGATCATTCTTCTTAGCCCGTCGTCGCCTGCATTGTTAAATATCTCAAGCAAAGATGCCTTGGTTTGTGCTGCTTTACGCTGAATAGTATCCATTTGAACCTTCAGGTATTCCATTGTCGATCCGGTTGAGCCTATAGAGGCTGCTGTACCAAGTAAAATATCCCCGGCATTAAGGGAAGCTGCCAATTTGGCATACTGATACACGCCGCGAGAGATATCTGCATATGACTTTGTAAGGTCATAGTTTTTGTCGATTACTTTAGTAGAAAGATCCAACAAGATATCTTCTGCTTTTCTCCATTGCTCTGATCCATTAACAACTTCCTTGGTTGCAACGCCCAAGCGTTCAATTTCTCCCACAGCCTTGTCGGTACGAATCGTACCCAAGACTGTCTTCCACATGTTACCGAGATTTTCACCAGAGAGCGCTGTGTTACGTACACCGGCTGAAATAAGACCGTTCATGAAGTCGAAGCTTACGCCTGTTTCAGCAGCAATCTTACCTGTACGCTCGAAGGCTGCTCCCAAGTCTTTAGCTGGTGCCATCGTATCATGGGCAACCTTGGACCAAGAATCCAGAACGCGCCCACCCAGCACCATAGCGTCATTACTGTCCTTGATTTGCACGCCATACTGAGCAAATGTAGACTCCATTGATTTTGTCGCATCTTCCAAGGATACAAGGTCAACCGTACTGAGCATTGTTGACTTACGTACCATCTCCTGAACAACGCCTGCATCCTTATACATCCGGCCCCAAAGACGTGCTGATTCGGTAACATCCATGATTTCCGAGCCAAGATCATGAGCCGTTCGAATAAATTTGGTTGTTTGGTCATGAAGCTTTTCAGTATTCATAACCATTTCTTTAGTGCCTTCGTTATATTCTAAAAAGTAATGTTCGTTTGTTTGGATATAACCCGCCATGTTGGATTCTATCCCAACCAATCCTTCTTTAAGTGCTTCCTGCACTTTGTGCATGGCTGCATACATTGTGTTGAATACAAGCGCATGCGTAGCCATGTCTCCTACTCGGCTCATCCAATTAGGCGTTGTAGTGAAGGTCTGTTTCATCTGTGCTTCGGTTTGGCTCAGTGAACGACGGATCTTCTGTTCTTCTTGAAGCACCTTTTCGCGAACCTGTGCTTCTTTCTGTTCTCTAGCACGCAGAGCGTTTATCCAGAACTTCTCATAATCCTGAGCGTTCTTCCTTGCTTGTTGTGCTTCCTTATCCGCCATTTGTTGCAACTTCATACGGATAGCCTGTTCTTGCATGAGGACACGTTCACGCGTCTTATCATCCGTTCCTACCCCTGAAACTTTAGCGGCTTTCTGTCCGGTTGATGTCGCCTTATTTTGAAGGGCCTCCATCCGTTTTAGATGCTCTCGTTCCTGCTGCTCAATTGCATCCTCACGCTTTTTTACAATGGCCTGCTGTGCTCTGAGTTTATCGTCGGTTATCTTATTCGCCTGGTCCAGTTGATTCTTCCGAGCATTATTTAATTCTGCCTGTGCAGTACGCTGCTTTACAAGAGCTTCGGATTCAGCGAGAATCTTCTTCCGTCTGTCTTCTGCACTCAAAGCAAACTTATCCGCACTACTGGCTAAGGATTTGAAATTTTTCTCGCTGATTCCTAATTCAGCATTTAGAAGTTTAAACGATTCAGCATTGGCTCTTGCTCCATTGTCGATAACCTTGAATGCAGGTAATATCTTGCTGGTATCCAGGTTTATTCGTGCGCCTACTACGTCCTTATTTAAGTCTGCCACTTAACTCACCTCACAAATGGTTCAGGAAAAGTTTCCTGACCTAAATACAGAAAAAGAGGCATCCTGCATGATTGCGGATGCCTCTTAATTTACTTGGCGAAGAAACCAAGATCAGATAACGTCTTGACCTTCTTCGGCTTTTTGTTTTCCACATTGCCACCGTGAAGAATGATTTCAAATTCCCGGTTTCTGTTCTTGGCTTTCATTAAAGCTCTGATTTTCGGAATAGTCATATTAGGCCACTCCGAATCAGAAATACCATTACTCACGCATAAAGCCCAAAGTTCTACCCAGTCCGTTTCCCGATCATCCTCAGTAACCTCTTGGTCGCCTTCGTCGTCAGGCTCATAATCTTCATCAGGTGGAAACGACTCCTTATAGAAATCGTTCTAAGAGGCCGTCCAACTCCTTAATGCCCTCTTCGTCTACATTCTCGTATTCTTCCTCCGTCAGTCCTTCTACCAGCACAAGATTAAAGGCTTCCTTATGCAATGCCTCAACTTTAGGCCAATCGACCTCGGCTCGATCTTCTGTGGCATCCCATTTTTCACGTCCAATTGAAAAAGAGAACTTATACTCATTTCCACTCATAAGTTGTCGCACCTGACGGATCAGAGCGATAGTTCCGATTTTAACGTGTTTTACAATTCCCTCACCAAGAGGGATTTCCGTCCCGATATTAAGTGTTTTATCTAACTGTTTGTCTGTACTCATTAAATTTCCTCCTCAATGTATGTAACCCCCTACCTGAGCGATAGGGGGTTAAGTTAGTAATTGATTAGATACCGAAAATGATTTCTACTGCATATCCATTAGGATTCTCTGGCGTGATATCCGGCTCCATAATCTCTAGTGCCAATGTATTGGTGGTCGGCTTTTTGCGCTCTTGGGACACGTCCAAAGTCCCGCCGCCGAGAGCCTTCCAAATAGTGAGCTGGCAAGGGACTTCTTTGCCGTTCCGATCATCGGTTAATGAAAAGCGATGTACCAGTTTAAATGGTTTCGGACGGCGTTTACCGCTTAAGCTACTTCTTGTAGCATTCTCCTTTGACCATTTGAACGTAACGGTGATTAATTTCCCTTCGTTTACAACATCAGATGTGATTTTCCCATCAGCAGTAATTACGTACTGCTCTGCTGTTGGGGCAGATGCAACACGAGTTAACTCAGCTAGTTCACCTGTGTCAGTATCTTTTAAATAAACCCGGTCACTCTTATTTACAAAGGTTCCGTTATACTTCGTTGGGGCCTTTAACTTGTAGCCATCAGTTGCATTTAAAAAACCTTGTTCTACTTCATCAAATTGAACTGTTCCTTTTTCCGATTCAGCCCCTTGAGACAGTTCAGCCAAAATATCAGAGTAGCGAGGAACCTCCATAGAGGCTTTATCCCCTAAATCCTTAGCAGTGTAGTGGAATGCGTACCCACTATCGCCGCCCATTACTTTGTCCCAATCAAACTGTAATTGTAAAGTTACTTTAGTGATTTTGTCGTCTAGAAACTTGAGCCTTCCGCCTTCTTCATAAACCTGCGCTGACCCCACACCATCAAATACTAAAGGTTGCATATAGTTTCATCCTCCTTATGTGTGAACATAAAAAAACTGGTCAGCTTATTTGACCAGTTCCCATAAACGCTTATCAATTTCTCCAATGCGACTGTATTCTTTGGTTAGCTTGTAACCCTGTTTTGGATACCAGACACCCATAATACCTAATCCCTTAGCAAGCGTGATTTTTTCAGCAATCAGCGTATCCCACTCGGTAGGTTCTGGTTTAGGAGGATTAGGTTGAGTCCAATTCAATTCGGCTTCATAAGTTAAACCAGCAAGAGTAACTACATTAAATTTGTACTTTTTGGTTGCATTTGATTCGCTAAACCATAGAGTTTCTTGGTCATCCGGTTCAATTTTAACCCCATCTTTTTCAATGCTGGACACATTTGTTTTAGCCAAGGAAACTCGCTTTTGCGCTGAATCAAGCAACTCATATTCAACATGGTTAACGCCATTGTGATCACCGGATCTTCCCGTTGCTTTCCATACTGCTTCTTCTGTCATTTTAGTTCACCTCAATTCATTCTCAAGTAATCAACATCGAAAATTGCTTTGTACCCCTTGGCCCCTTGTATACCAGTAGCAAAATCTGAGTCATAGGCCAGCACACAAAGATAGGACATAAACCCCTGTGCAAACAACCTTTTTTCGTGCAGGGTTTTGAATGCTCTTTCGAATAGAAGCTTTGCTTCATATGCTGTCTTACCGTAAAAGTCGATACAAAACTTACCTTCGAATACCAACGGATTAGTTGCGTAACGTCCCGGCATGACATATTGACAGATATGTGGAACTGTATCCTTAGAAACCGTTATCTCAGGCTCCATGCCTTTCGTAAATCGCTTCACGACCTCGGCAGATGGCGACGAAGGAGTAAGCTTCAGCATGGACATAAGCTCTGTATCTGCCTTCAAAGCACTCTGAACAGCGTCAATTAACTGTAAGCTCACTCCTTTACCTCCTTGAAGTATCTCTGATACGGAAACTCAGTTATGACACGGCTAATGCCATCCAAAATACGTTTCCGGTTAGACTGAATTGCAATACGCAGGAAGTAGGTTGGTGGTGTGGCCCTAAATGAAGGATCGATGTCACCGCGCTCCGCAAGCTCCTCCAAGTCCACCCCAGCATATCCCCCACCTGATTCCTTCATGGTACCGTCAATCGCCCGGTACTTTCCACGGGAACGACCTACAATAATACGATCACCTTTGGACCTCAGTCGGTTCCATGCTTCACTATTCATGTAGGTTATTAAACCGGGATTTTGGCTGCTGTCTGCCATCTTGGAGCCTTTACCGAATTGTTCAAGCCACGCCTGCCAGTAATCAGCGGTGATGTCGCCTGAAATCATCTGATTCGCCAGGACAAACATGTGCATTTCCAAGTGGTCCCGAACTGCCGGATAGTACCGTATGCCGCTTTTGGCTGTCAGCATGACCAGTTTCGTTAGCCCGGTAATTTCAACAGCGAGCTTATTCTCCAGATCCTTCGCCGCTTTCGCTGAATCATACCCTGTAATCATCGGCGGTCCTCTGAAAGCTGGACATGCAGCAGATTAGGATACTTTATCCTATCTACCACATCTACCTGGTATGTCTTCCCGCCCATTACAATCCGTTCAGGCGCGGATAGACTTGAGTCTTGAGGGTCTCTTACATCGACTGTCGTCTGTAACTGCAAGGTAAACACGGTACTCGGCAGCAAGCCCGGCTCCTGTTGTCGCAATTGTGCTGTAACATACTGTGCAAAGCACACAATATCAGTAGCAACAGTTATAAAGTCAGGATCACCTATAGGGTTATCGTTGGCATCATAAGCTTGCTGGTATCTCTGAACCTCGATTAAAGCGTTCGTTTTAATCAGAGAACAGTACTTGTCCTTCTCAGTTGTTGTACGTAGAGTCTGTACCAAATAAGACGATTCGTTCTGAACTATATCTCCCGGCTTTACAGATGATTTCGAAGAAAACAAACCATTGTACATATACTCTTTTCCGATAACCGTTGTGGCTTTCGTTTCCCTAGACAATATAACGACATCGGGCTCACCATTGACAGTACAAGGTGAATGCCTATGAGCGAAGTCTTTAAACATTAGTGACTCCGCCTTTCTCTCGCCCGGGTCGGCCCAGCTACACCGAATACCGGAACATCTGTCCCATGCTGTACTGTTGATATGGACTCGATAAACTCAAAGGCTTCATCAACAAGCTGAACAGCGTACTTTTTCCAATCAACAATCTGATTTTCAAAAGAGAAGTCAAAGTCCTTTTTAGACTTCTTGATTCTTGCTGTCATGGAAGGGGCCAGTATGGCAGCAACCATACAAACGGCTGCTGCATACACATAAGTTTGATCATCACCAGTTAACTCAGCATAATCAGGAACGGCTTTTACAATCCTCGACTCTCCAATGGGCAAAACAGAAAGAGCGTCTATGTCAGCATCGGATATTACATCCTCACCAACGCCTAGACGCCCTCTAATTTCCTCGTGATATGTTACTGTAGTGAGTATCTTATTAATTGCCATCTGCTGCACCGCCTGCAGCACTGATAGCCTGTTTCAATTCTTCAATACTCATTTTGGTGTATCCGGGTATTTTCAATTCCTTAGCTGAGGCTTTCAATTCTTTCAACTCACCGTCGGACTGAAGAATATCAATTTGCTCAAGTAATTCTGCTTCTCGCGCTTTGGACTGTTCTAATTCGGCCTGAAGTTGCAACTCCCGTTCTGAAGGAGAACCATCAAGAGCCCCATTACCATCTACAATCTCCGCAAGCAATTGTCCAGTTGCCGCATTACGGATTTCTTTCTTTGCGATATCTACAAGACCATCAGGGGCATCTGTTACGATGTCCCCCGAATTGTATTGCCCAACAGCATCAACCAATACTTTTACAGTTGTCATAAATTGAGTTCTCCCCCTTACGCCACTGTAGCGAAGATATGCCAGTTGACGTATTTCAGTCGCGGCAGAACAGTAGCACCGTTAATCACTTGCCATTGATCGGGGTCACCTTGAATTAGCTTGGTGAGAGCAAACTTCCCTGTATGGCCCGTGAAAATGTCTTCATAATTATTTGGGCTTGTAACAAGATCCATAATGGAGCCTGTCATGCCTTGACCGATGATAATTACGGCATTGTCAGGAATGAAAGGATGGAACGTTCCGGTATCGTCAATGTAGCCACCATCGTAAACTTCATACTGAAGCCCGCTCAAATTTTGGCTGACAATTTCAGAAAGTGAGCCATCAGTTACAACATCCTTGCCATATGTGTATCTGATCAATTCGCGAATTTTCTCATTTTGCTTCATGTAGCTGTCTACCTTTTTATTGGCCAGAATCTTAACCCCTCTTGCACCACTTCCCCGGAATAGAAGGAGCCACTCATCCAAGTTTTTCAGCGGGTCAGCGGTTGTCGTATTGCTCCAGAGCACATCTGCCGTTGGCTTGTTAGTGGCAGGGACGCCATAATCAATCGTTCTGGCAGGTTTGTTTGCTGTAGCTGGAACGATAAGGTTGCCGGTCAGGGACTGCCAACGCATCCACTCAAAACGTGTCTCAAGCCGCATATTCAAGTTGACCAGTTGATCTACCATGTACTCCTCTGCCCATTGTTGCTGTAAGTTGTTACCTGGCTTTCTCAACGTAGCAATCTTTTCACGATCAATGATGGACTTTTCTCTCCATTCTTGGTTCGTGAAGTTCATGTGTTTCACCACAGGCGGAGTATGAATTGGTGAAGGATCATTCAGCCCGGTAGCAGGCGTCATCCCCGTGTCGTCATAGGTAATATCATATTCAATGGTGAGTCCAAGTTCAGGTTTGAAGTCAACGCCATTGGTCAGCAATTGAGCCCCGCGAAAACTGTTAATATCCGTCCGAATGTTCTGTACGACTTCCGTAAGGAAATATGGATCAAGTACGTTTGCCATTTATATTTTCCCCCTTATACAAAGTAGCAAAGCTTCAGCGCTGTTTTAGCTGCTGCATCTAAGCCAGTCAATTTGGATGAATCAAAAATACCTGCAATCCACGCAGATGCCCCAATATCAGAAAGTGTTGTGTCATGATCATTATCAAGGATACACAGTGCCACTTCAGAGCCGTTGGTTGCTGCGGAACTATAAGCTACCGCTTTATCCTTATCCGCTCCTGCTGCTGTGATCTTGCCGATAACTGTCCCTTTTTTCAGGATTCCTTGTCCTTGTTTCAGTAAAATACCTCCGGGAAGCTTTGCCTGAAGATCGGTAGATGCAAGAACCTCTGTAAACTCTTGAGTAATAACCTGACCGGGACCAGGAGCGCCATTATACTGAGATTGCATCATAATTATTTATCCTCCTTCAGCAGATTACCTCTACCGGTATTCTTAAGTGCCGCCCGAGCTTCTTCACGAGCTAATGCTTTAAGTTGTTCTGGCGTTTTCTCGCCACCATCATTTTGTGAGTTAGTTGGTGGTGTTCCATTCAGGGCTCCCTCAGGAAGGTTTACATCGTCACCTTGTGTATGGCGACCACCTCCGCCCAAGGCAGCTTGTGCCTGCGCTTCATACGTTGCGCCGATCTTTTCAATTTCAGATATCGGCAAATTAGCTAATGCAGTTTTCATAGCTTCTACATTAAAGGCTTCACCGAGAGCACGGACACCAGCTCCACATGCTTGTTCAGTAATTTTGACCTTGTATGTCGCCCCATCAGCAGCCTGAGCGCTCAATGATGTAAGCTTGCTCAGAATGTCGGAATCATTATCTACACTCAATGCAGCTCGAATTTGTCCAAGTACACTATTAGCCGCTGCCAACGCGGTTGCTTGAGTTTGTGTTGCCGCCAGCGCAACTTTTTGTTCTTCTGTCACAGTGTCATCTCCTTGGGCCAGTGCGTTGGCCTGTTCTTTTGTTTGATGCTGTTTTGATACAAAAGCAGACATACCGCCTTTGTTGCTGAAAAAATAAAAGACGCGTCCATCGCCATCTAGCGACTTAGCATCTAAAGGCAGTGGTTCATATTCAGTTTGCTTCGGCTGCTCGCCTCCACTATGTTGTTTCATCGAGAGGGATTCACGAGTAATTCCAGCTCCTTCATACCCTCCATCAAATACAATAGAGTTCTCCATGATGTATCCGTCATCGGCTAGAACAAGACATTCTTTGTCGTCATACATTTGTCCGCGTATATGCGAGCATGCCGAAGGTCCGTAGTAATTACCACCACAGATACCACAAATATGTTTCGTTGTTACAAATCCAGCCGAGGTGTCAAATATAGTTCCCGAATCAATGCCGGTAGCCAGTTGATCCGTTGAAATCCCATTAGCTTCTAGCCCTTTTGCCATGTAATGATCACCGTAGAGTTCCAATTCCCCCGCTTCCTCTACGATTCTACTGTCGAAGGTTCGGCCATAAGGGAACGATAAGGCCTCCCACTTTTGCCACGGATGATCAACCAGCAAGGCTACTCCCTCTTTAACTTGATCAGCCATTTTACGTAGGAAGTTTGGAGTAATCTTCATTTTGTACTTATCAATACGCTTGGTTCCAATGATTCTCGCTTGAAACACATGAGTTTGTTCATCGGTTAAAGGGACCAATGCTTTTTGATTGATCTTCGCCAATTGTTCAGCTGTAGGTATTGCCATATTGTCTATTCACCTCCCTCCGGTGGAGTATTTTCTTCATTTGAATCAGATTCAAATTTCTGTGTAAGCAAAGGAATAAGTTCGGCCGGAATTTTGGCATTAATACCAAGAGTCCAACGTATTTCCTCAGCAGCTTCCAGCGGTGTGATGTAGAAATTCTTCTCCGCAGTGATGTAGTTATCGATCTTTGAACGACGGTCACGTTCAATCTCATTTTCAGAGCGTAGATCAATGGGGAGATAGTCAGCTTCAACTTTTGTTTGAGTCCCCTTTACTCTTGCAGACAACGAAAAAGCCCGCTGCCAGAAACGTTTGGTTACGCTCCGCGCGGACTCTACATTTTTGATATATATTTGAGTGTCAATCGAACTGTATGTTTCGGTTGATCCTTGATGCCTGGAAAGGATGGTGAGCAGCGTCTTGAGTGAAGTCGCCATTTGGGTATCAATAATATCGATGAGCTTTTTAATATCAATCATCGGCCCTGAATTACCGCCTTTGAGATATTCGACTTTTACGCTATCCCAGTGGACAAGGGCATCGTCTGGATTGAGTGAGTTGAAATGGTTTATCATCTCTTCCATTCGCTCTTTGAGCCATTTCTGTTGACCATCGGGATTACTTTTCAAGTTGTTCGGCATATTCTTCAGCATGCTTTCTTCCAGCATGGAGATATCAAGCCGTGGATACCCTTGGTTATGCACGACTGCTTTTAGATCAGCCAGCACTTGAAGATGAAAGAATACTACTTGCAGCACTGGAAGCATGGGCGTTCGTCCATAAGGATCGTCAACCATAGGATCAAACTCTTCATAAATAAAAGTTGGCGTGTCAATCTTTTTGTAATTACCAAACCACTCTTCGTTCGAATTCCTTTGTGGATTCTTAACATATTGCCACGGCGTAAACCGATTAGTGCCTGGTTCCCTGCGAAACCATATTAGAGCCGGGTCAACTGGAACGATATCAATTACATCGTTACATCGCTCATTCAGTACTACTTCCCCGGCACAAGCACCACGAACCATCATCATCATCCGCTGAATCGTGTCCAGTTTATTCAATGACCGTCCATGCTGATATCCCGGCGAAGGTAACGGTGTATTAAGCATGGTCTTAAGATCGTCCAGCACCCGTTGTCCACTCTTATCTGCATTTCCGTTTGGCTTCTTTGCACTAAACGTTAATTCGGTATCTCCCATACGTAAGTATGTGTACAAGGCATAGGATACGTCTGGATGAACAGATATCAATAGCTCAAGCAATTCCTCTGCCGTGTAGCTCTGCAATTTGGTAAGGTCAATATTATGAGCCTGCTGATGTTTCTTCGGTAGCCAGTTAAATATGCCCCACGGATTAGCATTATTAGGTACTGTTGCTCTTCCTATACCCATCATCTGTCGCTTTACTGCTGATGGAAGAATGGAATTCGCTAATGAGTATATGGCTTTATGATACCATTTCAATATTTCACCGCCTTTCTTGGCAAACTTCTATGAATACACAATAACATTTGTTTTATTCGGATTTACTACTGATTTTTCGAGTGGGATATGTTTTACGCTCACCATAATAGCTTATTTTAAAGGGGGGAATTTGGAACAAAAAAAGAGGGTAGGAAAAGTTTCCTGCCCTCTTAAAGTATCGTAATGCATAGTATAGATACCTGCGCTATTTAAGTTTATTCTATAATTTCCAGATCAAAGTTTCGTCCATACCAAACATCAAGTTTATACTTCCCAGACGGCAAATCGCCTGTAGAAATAGTAACTGGTTTATTAACCTCATCATCCTCAACCTCTATTTTCTTTCCCCAGTTCTCTGCAACTAAATCATCATAGTCACTGTTGCTACCCCAGACGAACGAATTGAGAAGGTATACTTTTGAAACATCTGAAAGCGAGAAGGTAATATCTTCTCCTTTTTTAACCTTGAATGCTCCACCGTTAGGCTTAATCATTGTGATTCTGACTGTTTTTCTATTTCCTCCGGTATGATATTCTTTATTTGCCTCGCCATTCCTTGTTACTACAGCATCTGCAACTATTTGGAATTTATATATTACTCGATCTTCTAAACTTTTCGGAGATATTATAATTAAGTTATCTTTTACTTCCACCTCACCATCCTTTTCTGTAAATGGGAGGAACGGACCGTCACCAATTGCCCATTCAACTATATTATTTGTGGCTTTCCCTTCATTAACCGTAATCAAGCGATTGTAATCAAAAGAAAATTGATCAAGTTCATTTTCCGATGCCGTATATTGTGTAAATATAGGATTCTCAACAATTGCCTGATTCTCATCTAATACCGTAATATCTTCACTATCATAGTTATTATTCTTGTCATAAACAGTCAGATTGAACTCGAAATTTCTTGGATATTCATAATTATTAATAGCATATGTTGAGAAACTAACCGTTTTATTGGCCTGGACCTCAATCTTTTGAACCTCACCACTCTCAACACCTAATTCAAGAGAGGTCATACTTTCAATATCAATAATATGATTTGAAAAATATGCTACCCCATCACGAGAGCTTGTAAAATAAACTGCCTCTCCAACAGCTACAACTTTTTTAGGAACAGAAATTTTAAAGTCCCCGCTGTTGTTTTCTGGAGTTTGAGGAGTATTATCTTTCTTATCTTCATTTTTGGATTTACCGGATTCATTAGGGTTACTAGAAGAACCCCCACCGCCACCTAATGATGTTGTCCCCTGTGATCCCAAAGTATTTGTCGAATTGCCTATTGTGACCTTAACATCACTACTTACCTTGTCGCCATTTAACACGGATTTAGGTTTTGTTTGGAAGGAAACATTTTCAGCATTAACTACGGCTTTATCAACAGAACCTAAGCCTATTACTTTGGCAGCAGCATTTAGCACCAGCGAGAGAATAGAAGACTCTTTTGCTGTATCTATAGTTGTACCCGTAGCGTTGTCAGCTATGTTTAACGTATCAATCTGTCCGTTTGGAATGTTTACATTAATAGCGAATGCTTCAACATTCACAGTGTGGAAATAACCTGTAAGGCTCACATTGGATTTTGCGGGGAGCTCATTTGTTAGAGTAACTCGATCAACACTTGCTCCTTGTGAGACATCTAGAGCTGCGCCCGTCTTGATTTTTATTTCGCTGATGGACGTTGCACCTTCTGCCACCAAACGAACAGTTCCATCCACTTTGTTTACAATGATGCTAACCAGCACAGAATTGTTCAGATGAACGCTATGCTCTCCGCCCCCATAAACATAAGTTTGACCGTGGACTTTAACATTTTTCAAGAATACGTCGCCGTTCCCAACGGCTTTCCCGATAATTAAATCACCCGCAATTTCCGTATTTTGAAGCGTTACACCCGTTGTGTTGATGACAACATTGCCTGCCTGCTTGGCGAGTCCAGTCGAAGGCCCATATGTTCCTGATTCTCCATACCAAGCACCAAAATGATTCACAGCGCGATCTAGAATCGTAACCGCCTCAGCACGAGTCAATGATTTTTGAGGCTGAAATGTACCGTTCTGGTAACCTTCAATAATACCCGCTGCCACTACAGCATTAACGGCCTTTTGGGACCAATTGTGCAGAGATGTGCTATCTTTAAAGGTTTTAATTGTATCGGAAGAAGGTATTTGAAGTAATTGGTTTACAGTCACTGCCGCCTCTTCTCTACTTAATACTTGTGTAGGGCGAAAGCTGCCATCTTCGAATCCTTTCATATATCCAGCATAAACTGCATCCGTAACGGTTGGAGCAAACCAATCATCTTTATTTACATCGGTAAAAGATGCTGCTTGTCCTGGCTGTATTTGAAATGCACGATTTAGTAAAGCAGCCCATTCACTTCTCGTAATCGGACGATTTGGCTCAAAACGAGCGTTTTCTACACCCGAAACCACACCTCGGTGGCTCCATTTTGTAACGTTATCCGTTGCCCAATGGTTCGCCATATCCCCATAAGGTTGAGATAGAGTAGAGCTGTCCTCCTTTGCTGCATGGTGTGAACTGTCTGCCGCCAATATGGGGCTAGCCCATACAGAGGTCGCTAAAATTCCAGCCGTGAAAACATTAACCCACTTCTTCATCTTTTTTTTCCTCTCATTTATGTAGTGTTAAATCAAGACTATGTACCTAATATTTTAGGTATATAGAATCACTTACCTATTATTACAAGATTAATCGATGATGTCACTACTTTTTAATCCATAAGAGGATTTTTCTTGAATAAATATCAAAAGAATGACGTCAGCCCGACTTGAGAATTCCTCTACACAAATGAGATTCTTGTTGATTTAGCCTACCATATTCGTATACCGGTCAACATGATCACGAAACGCGTACATGCTCTTCTCTGAACTCCTTACAGCATTTCGTTCATAAACAGGAGTAAAGCTTAAGACATACATTCAATCCTACAAAATCAAAAAAAGAGCCCCCGAAGGTTGCTCCTAATTGAGAAACAGCTTAGCCCAATAATATAAAATAACCAGAACACCTACACTTGCTAGGATTCCAGTTAATCTTTTTCCAAGTATTTCTTTAATGGGAATGCATACTACACACCAAAAGACTGAGGCTAAAATAAATATTAATAGCTTGTTTCCTCCTACAGCACCCCAAATATCTATATTTGCTCCTTCAAAAACATTCAAAATTATTCCTCTCTAACTCTTGTCTAAATCCAAAATTCGACATTCACAAGAATTATCCTCTTTAACACATTTATCAGGCTTTGGACAAAACTGAACTACTTCATCCCACCTTCCCCATACACAACCTTTTCATTTCTTCGATTGCTTGGGCTAATGGGAGCAACCTCCCTTTCTTCTTCAATAAGATCACCTTTCAGGCAACAGAAGTCCTCATATAGCGTCACGGCCAAATGGTTGTATTCATCTCCAGTTACCAGAATAACCGGATATCCGTATGCATACTGAGCGTCGAATTTAACCACGAAACCATACTCTCTCTTAGATTCAGCTGCTTCTGTTTTCATATTATTCCTACAATGTACTGTATTAAAAACCAAAAAGGTCGGTACCATTAACCGACCTGATCACTGGGCTCGAAAGCTGCGGAGCGCTCCTTATTCTATTTTCCATGTTATAAATTTACCAATTCAAGAATCCCGTGGCGGGTATTGTAAATTTCTGGTCAACATATTGTTATTCAAACCTCTCATCAACCTCTTTAATAAATTCAAAAAATCTTGGTTTAATCTTTTTTAGAGGTAGATACATCTCTAACCATTTCTCTATTTGCTTTTTCGTGGTTTCACAAAATAAAAATTGTTTTTCCAGATTGAATGCAACTCCATCCCATCCACTTATGTAACAATTCTTACAAAGCAAAGCAGCCCAACAATTCACGCACTTATCTTCAATAAAATTTTTCCAATCATTTACTAATTGTGTAGAACGTTGAATATCTACTCCATTTTCAATATGACCTATCTTTAATGACTCACATTTCTCACATATAGAAATTGAGCCATCAATATTAACAGCTAACTTAGCACCAGGGATACAACTTTTAAAGGGCAACTTCTTGTCTATCGTAGGAACATGGTGTCTTTCTAACATAGGAATGTATTGTTGAAGAATCCCTTTTAATAAGGGTGAGTTTTCAAATTTTTCATTCCGAACCATCATATTGAACATCTTTTCCATAACCCATTCAAAAACTTGGTCTGTTGCCTTGTTGGTAGATGTACCGATATTTTCATAAAAATCACCGTTAGAATCGGAAGCAAGACTAAAGCGCGAGTACATTAAACTAGGATTAAAGTCAGAAAAAAAATCATCTATTTTTTCAAAGTCAAATGGGGGGCTAATACAGTATTAGTTAAAACATTATTTTTATAGTAGTCTGGATAATTAATTTTTAAATACTCAAGGTTTTTAAAAAGGTTAGAAAAACTGCTTTTACCATTTGCCTTTTTTCTATGTGAGTCATGTATTTCTTTGGGACCGTCTAGACTTATAACGAGTATAAAATTATTTTCCACTAGGAATTGTGCTATATCCTTAGTAAAAACATTTAAGTTTGTGGTAACACTGAAGTTCACATTATATTTCTCTACAAGTAATTTAACCTTATTTGTAACATATTTGATAATGTTGAAATTAAGAAAGGGTTCTCCTCCGTAGAATCCAATTCCTGAACCTTCACTAACATTATTCACAAAATATTTTATGGCCAAATCTGCCACTTCTTTTGACATATTTTTATTTCCATGAGTCCGAAAAAGTTCACTTTGCTGTGATGTGTAAGGACAATAATCACATCTAAGATTACACTTTTCGGTAACAACAAGAGTCATTTGATTTATATTGTAAAAATTATCCATATTAATAGAAGGACTTTCTATTCCTTTAAAAGGCGCTCCCAAAAACCGCCCTTCCTGTCTCTCTTTACGTATAGTTTCTTTAGCTAAAATATTCTCATCCTTCTCATCATGAGAATATTCTAAATTACCATTTTCTTTTACAGCCTCAATTATTTTATTACCAAGAAAATAAGTTTCACCAAGGGAACCATCATACAGAAAATTCTCATTAAATATTCTAAGTAAATTTTCACTATTCACTATACACAAACTCCTTTAAGGACAGGGCAGTAAAAAATGAACTGCCCTGCTTTATAGTTTCTATTCTTATACCGCCCACCTAATTGCATAACTAATCTTGCCGCTGCATCCTTCGCATTCAGAAAATGCCTTTAAGGATTCCTCCAATTTTTCCATAGAAACATCTTTTGGTGCTTCTATTTCGATAACCATTTTTCCATCCTTCAAACTAATTGTTGCATCTTTGTTATTTTCATTAAATTGAATTTTTTCATCCACAAATATCACCTCCTATATATATTTTTTCTCATTAATTATTTTTTTTATACAGGTGGATAACAACCTTATATTTTACTTTGGCGGTTCATATTAATTTTGAATCCTTTCTTAACTATCTTGTTGAAATGCTCTATCTTCATTGCTACGCCCATTACAAAATAATGAAAATATTTTAATACAACGAAATGTATTATCGCTAATTCCCATATCCCACAACTAAAGTAATCAAATTCGCCTTTGTCATCCAGATAGCTCCGCTCAATGATCTCATGATGCATGCTTGACAGCTTACTCATCACCAATTCAAGCAGCCCATCTTCTCCTGTAATTTCGCTTCTTTGTCCATGTTATAGATAGCGATTGAGTCAGTCTGTTTACTGATCGCGGCTATAATATGAATACATCTACGCATCTGCTGTCTCTCATAGTACAAAACAGACATACCAATCTATCTTTTTACTGCCACACTGCCTATTGAAGGAAGCATAATATGTGTTTCTGGTTCCATCAAATATTCTCCAAATGTCAAAACAAAAGCGTCAGCTCTGTCTGGTGACTTGAGCCCACGCTTTTTCATATCCTTCTTACTTTCAAGCAGCATTTTACCCTTGCTGGTCATGTTCCATTTACGTGCTGTAAGTTGGGTTATTAGTACATCATCATCAGGCAATTGTAGAACGCTCACATCTCCATTTATGAAATTACTCATATTCTGTTCCAATTGATCCTTAATAGATGCCCACATTTCAGTAACTAGGTTCCCATAGTGCTCATCTAAAGATGAAGAACCATTGTTAATTGGAATGATTTCATATGGTAACCCTTCTTCAGCTACGATTTCATTTAGTCGATCCGTTACTCCTCCGCCTACACCGCTATCATCCACTCTTATTCTAATTCGGTTCAAATATGGATGAGCAACATGCAACTCTTTAGCTAGGTTAATCACCCAACCAGCAGTAACCATTGTGTCTTTCTTGAAATGATGGTGTTCCCCTACAACTCTTGGCCCTATACCAGCAAAAATTGAAGTTTCATCATCACCAAACCGCGCAACGTCCACTCCTATAGTTAGCATGTCTCCGGTGGGTTCAAGATTCACTTCTTTTGCTGCGAATTCAGCCACTTCCAACGAAATAAATGTATCCGACTCTCCACGGGGAAATTCACCTTCAACCCGGACTCTCCATACATCGCTGCCTTCACCATACTTACGCTTGAGCATGGCGATATTATCCTTGCTGGTTCTCGGACTGTCCAAGCAGGATACCTTGCGTGTTTTATAATCCGCTCTGTCCTTATTGTGTGAATCATAAAAAACACCCGACGTTTTTGTCGGGTTTCCGCACATCAATATTTTATTGAATTCACCCGACAACGTACCTAGTATAGCTTCCATGATTGGATCGGCAACACCTGAAGCTTCATCCACAATGAAAAGCATATAGTCTTCATGGAACCCTTGCATATTCTCAGGCTTGGTAGCTGTCCGTGCTGTAGCAAACCAGCGTTCCTCATAGTTCTTCATATATATCTTGGTCTTAGTCCATTTCAGAATTCGTTTCAGCACCGGACTTTTAGATTGCCACTTATTAATCTCAGCCCATAACACGTCATGTAGCTGCTGTCTTGTAGGAGCTGTGCAAATCACTTTTGGATATGGGAAACAAGACAGGTACCATAAAGCTGTCGCTGCTTCTAAACCTGTTTTCCCGACGCCCTGACCTGAACGAACTGAAACACGAGGATTATTTGCTAAATCCATTAGAGTGCTTGCCTGCCAATCATCAGGATAGAAATCAAGCATTTCTTGACAGAACAATATAGGATTCTTACGGTACTCAGGAATCCGTATCTTGAATGCTTGAAGCCTCCGTTTCGTCTCCGGCGAGTCCTTCTGCTTCATCACCTACCACCGCCTCTACCCAGTCGTCAATTAGATCGTCTTCTGTATTGCCTTCTCCCGTGACCTTTGCCCTTTCAAGCTCAAGTTTCTCACGTTGCATCTTAAGTTTCTCGTCTTCAACCATTCGTTTATGTTTGTCTGGAAGCAGATCCATGTATTTAGTTAGCACGTCCAATGCCTTGGTTTTGTCGTGTAGCTTTACACTCACTCCGTCCTTACCCTGCTTGACTTCTGAAACCAGAGTTCCATCAATTTCATCACTATTCTTAAAAGAGACATAATTGTATCTGTACTTTTTCGTTTCTCCAGTGTCAGGATCAAACACGGGATCTCCTTCTAAGCCAAGAACATCCTCTTCCTTTTGACCGAATTCCACGTAGTCCGTTATATCTGCAAAGGCAATTTTCATGTACTCCATTAGAACGCGCTGAGCATTTAAACCAACCCCATCCATCAGGGATTCGTTGTAATTCTGTATCGCAGCCTTAATTTCAGGTTTCCTCAATAATTCCCATCCAATTGAATATGCGGTTTTCTTACTATATCCAGCAGCCATTGCCGCCCTTGTCGCGTTGAAATCTCTGAGGTATTCCATTATGAAGATCCGCTGTTTTGGCGTTAAGCCCTCTTCGTCTGGAATTTCCGGCTCCGGCTTCTCCTCGATTACTGGAACGTTCCGTATTTCTGGAGCAGCGACTTTTAGCTCTTTAGAGAGGGCATCAACTGTTAGCAGGGTAGCATATACCTCTCTTGGCTTATCACCTTGATATGTACCAATGAATTTACGCCGCTCCATTTCATCAATTAGTCGGGCTGCTCTGCTATAACCTATCCTCATTCTCCTCTGTAATAAAGAAACCGAGGCTTGTTTGGCCTCGGCTACAATTTGGACAGCTTTTAGAAAAAGCTCATCAGGGTATGATGTTGGGTCTTCATCTTCAATTGAAGAGTCGCTATTTTGATCCGTTCCATTTTCATTAGAACGTTCCTTATGCTCCGTTTCGTCAGCAAGCATGTTCTCCCACTTATCTTTTGCCTTCCATCCTCTTACCGTACCTTCAGATACACTAAGTTGAGAGGCTATTTCTGTGAGACGTATGTTGCCGGAACTGGCTTTGTATAAATCAAATGCTTCGTCCCGTTTCGGATCTCTCTTTCGTCCCATATCTTATTATTCACCCCTTTTGATAATGTATCTGAAGCTAAGTAAAAGTTTCCTGAACAAATAAAAAAGCACCTATTAAGGTACTAGGTGCTAAATCTAACTTTATCGCATCATTGAAATCACGTAAAAATAATTTTTTATATCGACATTTATTTACATATTTCCCGAGTTTTTTAATTTTTATAGTTATATAATCCTCTTAATGGTAGCTGGAAACTATCCGGCTATCAAAAAAGTGAGAGGAGATTTTTAAGAATGAAAAAGTTGGTTTCTATTTTGCTCACATTTGCCCTTTTGTTATCCGTGTCCGTAACAGCATTTGCAGAAGAAGCAACACCTACTAACCAGCAAGATGCAAAATACTCCATCAGTGTTGGTGATTCCGACATCGAATTGGCTAAAGGAGAAACTGTTGAAATACCTCTTAAATTAATCCCTAAAGAAGGAACGGTTCATCCCAATGTTGATTTCCCTGGCACTGGGGGAATCCTTTCCTTAACTGCTGGGGCCAATTATGTCTTTTACAGAATAACTCCGTCGGTTCCAGTAGATAATTTCACTGGAATAATGAGTATCACAGATTTGACTTCTGGATTAAGTAATGGGAATGCAATTGTATCTGGATTAGCAGGTCAAGTTGCTTATTCTGGTTATAGGAATCATACGTACCGCGCTTCTTTGGACGGTACAGGCACTTTACTTGGAATCCCTTATATTAATACTAACCCAAATGGGATTACTTGGACACATAATTGGTAATATTAGTTGAATTATATAAAGAAGCTTACAGTCATTGACTATAAGCTTCTTTTCTATTATAGAGTTGGTTTAAACAAATAGTGTAAGAAAAGACTTGTAACAGATAAACTATATTTTTTGTCTATTGAGATCGACTTTGGGTCTTTCATAAATTGCTGTACTTCATTCGTGTCCAACTTGGCATACAGTGCTATGGTTTCATATGAAATTCCCCAATGCTGATTCAAAATATCAATAACGCCCTTTACTCGCTCACTTTCGTCTATCATTTGGATTCCATTAGCGAGCATAAAAAGCAAACTATCGAAATTCAGTTTAGAATGCGAATTACCTAATTCAGAAAAATCATTCTTGCCATTTAAATATCCCAAAATTACGTCTTCTTCAATTCCAGAAATTTTACTTAGGGTATCTGTAGTTATCTTGTAGACTTCCAAAACTCGTTTTAACAGCGCTCTAGGCCCATCTTCACCTTCGGACCCGTTGCTTGTATCCCCATATAATTTCAT